AGCCGCCACGTTCGGTCTGCCGATCGCTTTCGGCCCCAACTACGAAAAATTCAAGGAAGCCCGCGACCTGGTAACGCTCGGAGCGGCAACGCCCATCCACTCATACGAAGAATTGAAAACCTGGTTCACCCCCTTGCGCGACGACGAGCATCTGCTTCAACAATGCAGCCGCATCGCCAAAGACTACACGACGGCCCACCAAGGGGCGACGAACATCGTCCTGCATACCGTTTTCGGAAAGCCGGAATAGGTTCTTCGTTCAGACCGGTCGTTCCGCACCCCTTTCCCGACAATACCGGTTTCGGGATTCGCCCTGTTCCGCACATATTCCGATCGAACGGATAAACGCTCCGCACCGTCTTTACTTTCTGTACAAAAAAAGCGCACCGGCCGCAAGGCAGGCACGCTTGTTATTTTTCGAGGGGGCTATTTCGAAGTCATGATCTTCAGGATCAGATGATCCGTTTCGTTCATGCCGTCCCGTCCGATCAGCGTCAGGTTGCGGATCGACTTATCGACATCGTCGTCGATAATGCCCTCGACCGACGAAACCGAATGGTTCTCCATAGCCAGCATCGCCGAAAGCACAGCCGTCGAAACTCCCGTCATCAACTTGAGCGAACAGCTCGGCTTCGCACCGTCGCACATCATACCCGTCAGGTTGGCGATCATATTCTTCACGGCAAAGGAAACGGCCTCGTACCCGCCGCCCATCAGGTAGGTGATGCCGCAACTCGAACCGGTCGCCGCCACGACACAACCGCACAAGGCCGAAAGACGTCCCAGGCTCTGCTTGATATAGATAGCGGTCAGATGGCTCAAAACGAGCGCACGCACCAGATGTTCCTCGTCCGCCTTGATCTCCTCGGCATAAACGACCACAGGCAACGTAGTCGCGATGCCCTGGTTGCCGCTGCCCGAATTACTCATCACCGGAACCATGGCTCCCGCCATGCGGGCGTCGCAGGCCGCGCAAGTATAGGAGAGAATGCGGGAGAGGGCACAATCCCCGATAATCCGCAATTCGGGAGCATGGCGCAAAGTATTTCCCACGCAATGCCCGTAGTTGTTCTTGAACGAATCCTCTGCCGCAGCCTTATTCAATCGCTTGGCTTCCAGAATGAAGCGGATTTCATCCAGCGGTGTGGTCATGGCGAAGTCAAACACTTTGCGCAGGTTGAGTTCGACGCCCTGCGCCTCCTGTTCGCTGCCGGAGGTACGACGACTCTCCTGAAGCGTTTCGCCGTCCCGTGAAATGAAGACGAAATTCGTATGCCCGCCGGCGATGATCGCCACAGCGGAGTGTCCGCCGCCCGAAACTTCGATCTCGATATAGAGTTTCTCGGTAATGCCCTCTTTCAGGGAGATGTCGATCCGCCCCTGCTCGATAAAGCGCTTACCCCGTTCGACGGCCTTCGCATCCGAATCCTTCAGCACTTCGAGCTGATACTCCGACCGTCCGACCAAAGCGCCCAAAGCGATCGCGATCGGCAATCCGATCATGCCCGTTCCGGGAATTCCCACTCCCATCGCATTTTTCAGTATGTTGGCACTCAACCGGGCCGAAACCTTTTCCGGTTCCGTCCCCAGTATCTCGCGGGCCTTGGCCACGCACAACGCAACGGCAATGGGTTCCGTGCAGCCGATCGCCGGAACGACCTCTCGTTTTATCAGAGCAATTATCTGCTCCCGTTCGGGTTTTGAAAGCATAAAATCGTCGTTATTTACAATACAAAGACAGCGCACATCGAACGTAATGCCGAATTTTTCGAACTACGCCGAACAGCTGGCCGCCCATACGAAAATTTTCCACGGCAAAGATACGAATAAGCCGAGTGCAAAAGCAAATTTTATTTGCATTTTGCCGAGGCGAAGTATCTAAGACGAAGTCAAAGATTACGAATAAGCCGAATGCAAAAGCAAATTTTTATTGCATTTTGCCGAGGCGAAGTATCTAAGACAAAGTCAAAGATTACGAATAAGCCGAATGCAAAAGCAAATTTTTATTGCGTTTTGCCGAGGCGGAGTATCCAAAACGAAGTCAAAGATAGTGAAATTCCCCTTTCATTTGTCAGGAAAAAGCGACGATAGCACGGTTCGTCCGAAAAATCCACCCGGTACCGGACCTGCAGTCTGCCCGCTCCTGACAAAACGCAGCGAGGAGCCACCCGTTTCCGGGAACTCCTCGTCGATACTCTTTCCGAAAATACTACCGGCCAACCGTCTGGGCGAGAATCACACCGTATTGTGCGGGATCGAGCCCCAGCAACTCCAACAGCGCCTCTTCCTTGAAGCTGCCCCGTGTAATGGCCTTCAGACCGTTTCCGGCGGCATAAAGGTTCACGTTCTCCGTATATCCGCCCGCATCGGCCGCGCACCAGAAACGGATGCGGTCCACCGGCTGATTCCGGTCCGCATAAACGCTGTAATCGGCCACATACACCAAATTGAGCGGCGCAGTGTAAGCGAAATCCTGCATCGCGGTAAGCTCCCGACGATCTCCTTCGATGACCCGATTCAATACATTCGCTTTCGAATCGTAACGATACACACCTTCAGGCAGGAAAGCATAGACCCGAATGGGATAGAGCGCCATAGCCGAAGGCGCGGTAAGATGCCCATCCTCCCGGTTTACCCCGGCAGCAGCCCACAGTACACCCGAAAGTTCCTCCAGAGAGAGCATCTCCGGAGAAAAGTCGCGCGACGAGCTGCGCGCCGCAAGCGCTTCGTTGATAGTCAGTCCCATCTTGGGATCCGGCGTCTTCAATTCGATCCGCTCGCCCATTTCGACGGGCGTACGGACACTCTGCTTCACTCCGGTACCGCAGGCTGTCAATGCAACCAGCGCACACATCATCAAACTGCTTGTTTTCATAATCTTTACAGTTTTTACAAAAATAACCAAAATCCTGAATTTCCGGTATCCTGGCCGAAAAAATTTTCCGATATTCCGGCCTGCCGTTCCTGAAATGAAAGTCTGAGATGGAAAATATTCGGTCGTTTTTTTGGTTTTCAGGAAATAATATCTATCTTTGCACCACGATTCGAAACCCACACGAGTTTCAGTCGATGATGGTGCCATAGCTCAGTTGGTAGAGCAAAGGACTGAAAATCCTTGTGTCCCTGGTTCGATTCCCGGTGGCACCACACAGAAAACCAGTCACTTACAGCCCTGTAGGTGACTGGTTTGTTTTTAGTCGGGCACACAATTTAGACACAAACCCAATCTAATTTCCCATTGCGGGATACCTCTCCTTCTTGCACTATTTTTCGCACTTTTTGGAATGAATCATTTCAATAAAGCTATTTTCCGACAGTGAGAATTGCTCTCCTCTTTTTTTAACGAATTTTTCCTTAAAATAATTTGCATAATGTGCCGAACATACTGACTTTTGTCGCAGAGGCTGTGAAGTCGCAGCCCACCAGTTGCAGAACGATATAACCTTCATGTAATTGTTAGTGGGTCTGTTGGCGTCGGCTGACAGACCTTTTTTGTGCGAATATGATGATTTATTCGAAACCATATAGAACGAAAAAACATGAAAGAGAAAATTCTCGTAGCGCTGAAAACCAAGTATTCTAATTTGGGGTTCGGAGCGAAGGCTCTCGACGGAGTAGCCTCCATTTTGGAAAAATCCGTCACCGATGAATCGCAAATTGAAACCGCAGTCAGCGGGGTCGAACCTTTCCTTAAAGTTTTCCAGTCTGACGCTGATCGTGCACGCACCGAGTACAACGCACTGAAAGGACTGTATGACGAACTCAAGGCAAAGAGTGAGGCATCTCCTGCAAATGGGGGCGGGCAGGGCAAAAAAAACGAACCCGACGATGAGGAACCTGCGTGGTTCAAAGCCTACAAGAAGCAACAGGAGGAGCGTTACAACGCCATCAAAGCGGAGAGCGATACTCTGAAAGCTGAAAAGGCCAAGAACGACCGGGCCAATCTCATCTCCGCAAAGGCAAAAGAACTCGGTATTCCGGAGTGGCGCATGAAAGAGGGATTCGTCATCGCCGACGATGCAGATGAAAAAACGATCGGCGACTACCTCGCAAACGTGCAGAAAAATCTGGTTACCGCAGGGCTGGAAGGGAAAGGTTCGGGATTCCCGATGTCCACGCCCGAAGCGCAGGGCAAAGAACTCGCAAAGGCGTGGGCTGAAACACTTCCGGACAAAGAGTAACCAAAACGTAAAATCATGGCAATCGTATTTGAAAAAACAAAAGTAAAGGGCGGTTTCCCCATATTCTGGCGCGGTGAGTTCGCCGTATTGCCGGGGGACTTCAAACTGAAGGGAACCTATCCCGAAGGGACAAAGATTCCCAAAGGTACGCCGATCAAGCTCGACTTCGACAACATGGAATGTTCCATATGCAAGAGTGCACGTGTTCTGTCGGGCGGCACAACCACTGCTCCACATGTCAAGAAGGGTTCCATGCTCCAAGTAGGAGATGCGGTTAAGGTCGGCGAGTCAAATTCGACCGTAAAAAGCATTGATACCAAAAATGCAGATTACGATGTGATCACGTTCGCAGCGGCCGTAACGGGTGCGACTGAAGGCGTAGATGTCCTCTCGGACGACAATCTGCCTGATGCAGTTGTCGAAACCGACATGGTCTATTCCGCCAATAACGGATTCCAGACCGTATCGGCCGGATATGCAGGTATCATCCTCAAGGATGTAGCCTATCCCGTCCCTGCTGCATGGCTTCAGGGTTACAGCCTGAAGAACAACCCCGAAATCAAGTATGTACGACAGTAAAAGAGGAGGTAAACAATGAACGAAGTATTTTATTCATCCATTTTCGGCGAACTGACTAAACAGGTGCAGATTCGCATCGATGCCGCCTCTGAACTGCGTAAGCGGCTATTCGACCAAAATATTTACGAGCGATTCCTCGACTGGGACACCCCCACCGTCGGACTGAACTTCGAGGAGTTGATCGGCTCGTACAATTTGAGCGTCGCCGCTGCAACGCTCGACTCCAAAGGTAAGGAGCCTATCATGGGAACCGAGGGACTGGAAACGATCAAGCAGAAGGTATTAACCCACCAGATGTCTTATTCGATGCCTATCGAAGAGTATCGTAAGGTGTTGCAGATTCTCGATTCGCGGATGCTGTCCGATTCGGCCAAGACACAGCAGCTCATCAATCTGATGTGGAACAATGTTACGAAGGTCGTGAACTCCGTGCAATCGAAACTGGACATCATCTTCCTCGGAGCATTGTCGAACAAAGGCGTATTCACGTTTGACGCGTCCAATAACCCAGAGGGTGGTGTGCGCGGTACGATCGACTACAAAATGCCGAGCGAGAACATTGCCACCGCGAAAACGTTATGGACGGATGGCAATAAAGATACGGTCGATACGCTGGAGGATATTCAAGCCATCCTCGATGCTGCACAGGACAAAGTTACGTTCGACCGCATTCTGCTCTCGCAGAAACGCCTGTCGTATATCCTCCGCAACAAGAAGATGAAGTTGGCGGTATTCGGTAGTGACAAGTCGTCCACACCGCTGTTGCTGGCGAACCTGAACGAGTTTATGCGTTCGAACGGATTCCCGACATTCGAAGTCATCCGCCGCATGACCCGTATTCAGGATAACGGTAAACTTACGGAGTATTCGCCGTGGAACGACAAGAACCTCGTGTTCGTACCTGCGGGCAAACTGGGCGTCATCAAGAACGCCTATGCCGACAACGAGCTGCGGCAAGAGCCGGGTGTCACCTACTCTAACTACGGACGCATCCGCATTTCACAGTGGGGCAAGGGCGAAACCGACAACTCTAACGGCGTAGAGTTCACGAAAGCACAGTCGCTGTCACTTCCGGTTATCACCGAAATCAACGGCATCTATTCGCTGACCGTAGAATCGTAGTTGTATGAAGAATTTCGAGGCAATATCGGCAAGTCTGTATCCTTACGATGTGGATCCTTTCCTCAAAGAAAAGGCCTGCATTGACGAGGGAATAGACACTCAAGCAGACTATACGGTAACCGATAAAATTAGCGTGGCAAAAGCCACAATCGCCATTCTGCGAAATCTCATTGTTCTTGCGAGTGAGAGCAACGGGGGCTATTCATTGTCGTACACGGACAAACTGGAAAAGCGCATTTTCCATATCGCAAAGGAAAACGGGCTGGACGATATTGCCGAAGAGTTCGATACTCGATCGAAAATTACCGACATTTCCGACCAATGGTAAGATTCCCCTATACGCTCGAAATGTGGTACGAGGAGGACGCCTCGCAAAATCCTGATGGTTCGTGGATCGAAGGTGCGCATGAATGGCGTGTCATCGGACGATGCAATGCCCGTCAGAATGGACGAGCACAGCAAATCAAAGGGCAAAACGGGGATGCCTTCCTCTACTCTTTCGAGGTTACGATGCCTGCAGATACACAGCCAATTCCTATCGGGACGAAAGTACGCATATTCGACAGCCGAGGATTCAACATCTTCGACCGTTCGCTCCGCACTGAGGCCAAACCGAAAGACAAGGACACGGCGTCGTATCCGGTACAGGGATTCTACAAAAGCGGACAACGTTACGAAAACACGAGATTATGGCTGTAAAGTGTACCAACTGGCGTGAGGTGGAACTTGAATTTGCGCGAGCAAAAGAAGAGTACGACCGAAAAGCTGTAGAATGGTTGTCGGCGTTGGGGGAAAGAGTGGTGAAGTACGCCCGCGAACACGGTAGTTATACCGATCACACGGGTAACCTACGCAACTCCATCGGGTATGTTGTGGTACAATACGGAAGAATCATTGCTGAATCTTTCAAGTATAACCGCCGTGTCAGACCGGACGGCAATCCTAAAGGGAACAAAGGTGCCGATGAAGCTCATGCCAAAGGGCTTGAACATGCCCGGTCTGTCGCCCGT